TTAGGCGTCATTAAAATCAAACAGTGTTGGTTGTTTTTCTTTTATCATTCGTTTATGAACTCGGTCGATTACTTTTCTGATACCTCGTTCTGTCATTTTATATTTTTGACTTAGTTCTGCGTAGTTATTGCCTTTAAATGCATTATAGATTTGCAAGTCACGTTGGTTTAGTTTGAATCTGTAGTCACGTGGAAACGTAATGTTCTGACCGCCAAACAGTTCTGAAATTGTATTTGCAATACTATCACCAAGATGAACTGCAATATCTTCAGGTAAACCGTAATCCATCGCATCGTTAGCTACAGATAATGATACATGTGTTAGTAATTCATGACGTTTAATAGACATTGCAGATTTAGTCATAATTTACGCTCCTGTTTTCTTCTTATACCAATCTAGTGCGCCAGGTATATTTTTTTCTAATTTACTAAAGTCAACACCAGCCCTATACATCTGTTCAAAATATTCTTCATTACTACTACGAATTGGTTTGTCTTCTTCTTTATGTTCAACATATGCAAATAAATGCTTAGTTGATTCATAAACAGATTTTAAGTAGTTATGATTTTTAAACGGTTTATACTCACTAGTTAAACGCTTAGCGTGAATATTATTAACTGTTTCCCGTAGTGCGTGAGCTAGATGCCTGCTTGGTTGATATAATTTCAGAACTTCATTAATTAAGTTTACTGCTCTAGAATTACTTAAATTTGATTTTTGAGTACGAAATAAACCAATATAGGCAATCATCGGTTTAGCACAGCCATAGTTTAAATTACTTACTAATATAAGTAGTTCTCTGCCAGAATCATCTTCGACTAATGCTTCTAAATTAATTTCGTTATGACAAATTGGGCAACGTGTTAATTTCATGCTTCTTCCTTTATATGCGAGCTTGCCAACTTTTTAGGCTTTCAATTACAACCATTGCTTGTTTTTGAGTCAGCCAATCCATCACTTCAACACCAGTAATACGTTTTACATAAGAATTGATAGCTTTTTCAGAACGATTTTTGATTTCACCTGCATCAGCTAGTGCTAGCCATAATGAGCGTATTTTTTTATGAACTGGTTCTGTAGCTGTTATCTTCCCCGTTTTTTTTGATGATTTAACTTTAAAACCTTTTAATTTCAAATTAGTTATAACTTTTTCTAGTTCCCAAACTGTCATATCCTTAGTGCTAGTTTTTTTAGTTATAGTCAGTAATAGATGACGATATGTATCGTCATCTAGATTAAGTTGAGATTTTGCAATATGAATCAGCTTGATGTATTTAGATTTCATCTATTTAACTCCTATTAATGATGGAGAATTACCTGAACCAGATAAACCATGATTCAGTTTTATGTTTTTTCCAGCTAAATACCCTTTATATTTAGCGTCATCTGCACCATTGCAGTTTTTAGTATTGCGTAATGTTGCTTCTGATAAATCAAGCTTTTCCTGTTCATATTTATTTAGTATTTTATTTTCATCATCAGGTATAACGAACTTACTTAAAACATTATAAATTCCATTAATCCACCCAATGCAAAATTGATCTGCTCTAGCCATTTTTGTTGATTTTTTAATACGCTTATTTTGGCCATTCAAAAACTCTTTACGCGCCTTAATAATCAATCTTACAAGAACATCAAACGCATATGCTGCAAGCTGAGGGCGTTCTCTCATTCCATAAAATTTAACAGTCATGTGATTCGTTTCATTGTTATAACAAAAATAACCTTTAACCCCAAATGCAGAACAAATAACATTAGCCAATATACCGACATAAGACGGTTGTTTTTCTGCATCAGTTGGTGTACGTTTTGCCATTGATTCGTTAATTGAAAATAGTTCAACATCACTAGCATTAATATCGTGTTCTTTCATTAACTTTAGTGCTCTTTGCATAGCAATAGCAGCTTCATGTGGATTAGTTGATTTTGCTAATGCTAAAAGTTTTTTGATTTTATCAATGTACTTTTCATTATTATTTGTCATAAAAACACCTTAAAAAAACTAACCAAACGTTGTTTTAATGTTTTAGCTGATTTTAATTTTGTATATTCAGCATAAAGTTCATCGTACTGCTTTCCATCAACATAGCCCTGACTAGTTACCTCACGCATAAATGAATGTTCATGGCTGATGGAGATATAATGGTCGGGCATATAACGCTTAGGGTTAGAGAATTTAGCCATTTGCTAATTCCTCTAACTCGTCAACAATACGATCGGCTTCACATGCCGATAAGTCACGTTCTTTACAATACTCAATAAAATTAGGCATTTGACTAAGGATAAATTGATACAAAATATAAAAATCTTGTGTTTGCATGATTAGATAACCTCCTGTTCGAATGGCACTATCGCAAAATCTTCAACATCTTTTTTGATAGTGATGCCAGGAACATGCGCTACTGCATTTGGCTCGTTTAAAATAGCTTCTTTGTTGATTTCTTCTTTAGTACGAATAAATCGCGTTAATTTGAGTTCTTTCAATGCCTCAATAACTGATTCGGAACCACGAATAGTGCAAGATGGCGGTCGATTACGCCACTGAACCTCACCAGTAACTAGATTTGCAGACTTAACTTTACCGCCATTAGTCAGTTCATCACGATTTGCTTCGCACCAAATTTGGATACCTTTTTGTATTTCTACTGACTTCTTTTTTAATACTTCAATACTTGATGAATAACTTGCAGTAATTTCAGCGATCTTATCGTTCATTTCGGTTTCTAATCGGATTAATTCACGCTGTATATCGCCTAAATATTTAATAGCCTCTGTTGCTTGATCTTTTGATTGCACAACATAGATTGATGCGGTAGTTTTAATACGTTTTTTAGTCTTTATCATTTCTATAGCTCCTATTCGATTAATGCAAGCGACTAATATCGCGTTCTTTCCATATAACTCGGCAGCCATTTAATTCAAATTGCCCAAACCTGTAATAACCTTCATGTCGGTAATACATCGCTTTACCCACAGCTATAAACTTATTGCACTTTGGGTGATGCTCAATTTCAATAGTTGGCTTTGAAAGTGAATCATGATAAAAACCAATGACGGTAAATTCTTCATTAGATAATATAGTTACAGCCTTATTAACCGCATTGATGCTATTATTGATGAGTTGGTTCTTTTTCATCAGATATCTCCTCGGTCTTTGATACACTCAACAATTACTTCACCTGTAACTTTTAGCGCACCAATGCGTGCAGCTAGATTTAATGCGTTAGAAACAAGGTTATTTACTGCTAATGGATAACATAATGAACGCACTTGCTTTTCACCTCGACGTGTTGTTGCAACACGTAACCGATTGATGATTTCATTAAATGCAGATGAATCAAATAACGTTGTATAGTCCATATCAACACGTGAAAATTTATGCTTGATATATTCTTCAACTTTAAAATCAAGTGGTTTTAAGTTCACAACTTCACAACGCTGAACCACTTCACGAACTTCAGGGTTGTATTCTGATAGTTTTGTTTGTAGCTCTGTTTGCCCAATCAAGATAATTGACAGTAGTTTTTTAAAGCCTTCTTGTAGCTCGTAAAAGCGTTTTAAATGCTTAAGCGTATGAATTGATAAACCATGAGCTTCTTCAATAATCATTAAATGTTTACGACCTGATAATGCACTATTTTTAAGTAAAGTATGCATTTGCCGTGCTCGTGCTTCAGCACTGCGTTTTGGTTTGGTCTGTGGATCAATCGCATTAATGATTGCGCCACTAATATCCATGCTTTTTATTGATTTACCTTTGACTTCGTTATCTTCCAACCCTAATACATACGGCTCAATAACCGTTATTGGTTCATGATTAATATTGATCCAATCAATTAAATCGTGCCGTAGTGTTGATTTACCGCTACCCGACTCACCAATTACGGCTAGCATTCCGCCGTGTTTTGCTGTTTGGCGCATTGCAGCACGTACATAACGAATATCATCAGATAGATAAACGTCGGCATCTTCGGTCATTTCATCCGTAAATGGATCCCTAGGAATGCGGAAATGTGCCCGTGCATCTCGATTTATAGTTTGTTTTCGTAGTAACATATAGGCTGACTCCTTTGTTAAGTTTTCATTTGAGTCAACTGGCACAGCGTCGTCCGCCAAGATTTCGGCTGTGTCAGTTTCTTCTTCAAAAATATTTAGTAAATAATCATTGCTTAAACCTAATTTTATTAATGCCTTTTCAATCTTCTGCTCTAGTTCTTCATGCTTAATAGAGCGTGGCCAAATATTGTGATTAACAAGCTGGCTAATTACTGCTTGGCTGATTGAATTGCCTTTATAATCAATATGCTTGGCGAGTTGCGCTTGTTTGATATTGAATTGCGTCATTACGCTTTTTAATTTCAGCATTATTTAACACTCCTAAACCCTGTCGTACCGTTACCAACTGCAACAGGTGTTGTAAATGTACGAATTAGTGAATCTAACGAATCTTCCGGTACACCATCTTGATAACGAGCGGATAGCCACTTATTTTCATCAGTTGTTAATCTGCGACCGATTGAATTGGTAATACGCATTAAAGCTGCGGTTAGCGTTAATGTTGTGGTAGCTGGCTTTAAATGTTCCGGTGTTTTAATTTCATTGCCTTTTTGTTCAAAGTAAGCAGGATGATTAATATCATCTAGATAACTGAGTGTATTGAGCTGACCACCGAACGGTGCTACTTGTTTTTGCTTCGCTTTTTTGATTTCATCTTCGGTCATGTTCGGGTATGCAACTTGATCCATCGCTTTTGCTGCTTGTTCAATTTCAGTATCACCTTTAGATTTATATTCCTCGCCAATCACTGGTGCATCTAAACGTTGTCCAAACTTATCAAAATTGCGATCTGGCTCAATACGGTAGATTAATGACTCGCCGTCATAACGTGGTACTTCGATTTGTACAGCACAGTCGCCATACACTAACGCCCGAACACTGACTTTATCTTTTACCGTAATGCCGTCTAAGCCTTTTAAACTATAGACTAATGATGATTCTGATTGTGGATGTTTGAAACTAATGGTTAAATCAGCTTTAACTTGGCGCTCTTGCTCACGACTTGCCATAATGGCTTGGCAAACTTCTATTGATGGCAATGTGCGTAATTGCTCTGCCGTAATATGTTGCCAAAGTGATTGACGTGATACGGGTTCTGATAATCCAATACGACGCAAACGTGTATCTTGTCCTGGTAAACGATTGGCGTTATATGCCTCCGCCCAGTTCATTGCTGCATGATTTAACTCATCAATACTGCTGACAGGTTGAAACTTTAAACGGCTTTCAAATTGTGTTTCGATGATATTATTGGCATTTTCAACACCACCTTTAGCCCTTGCATTGCCTGCCTCGTGTTCTAGATATTTAACTTCTAAATGGTCTAGCAAGTTCTTGATTGCTGATGATGTATTAGCCGAACCTTTATCCCAATAGAGAAGTTGTGGTACACCGTGAAATAACCGCCCATCTTGCTTACCCCAGGCAAACATTAAAAATTGGAATAATGAGTGTTGGTTTTCGCCTGCTGCTTCGACATACCAAGGTATAATCATGCCAGATGCACGGTCATACAATGTGTAACGCCAAACTTTGTATTTAACTTTTGCGTAGTTCTCTAGCTTGTTTTTATAAAAATCACGGTCACGCATAATATGTTGTTTATCTTTCATGTAATAAATTAGGCATAGAGAGGGATCTACTTCGTGCACATGATTGGGATGCAATGCACGTAATGACTGAACAGGATTGGCCACTTGCTGTGCTTTTACATTCATTTTGCGGTTTCGTAATAATCTTGCAAAATGATTAGTACTTACACCAATTTCATAACCATTTTGTTTTGCAATACTTGTTGCTGTTGTTGTAAACATAGTTTGTTTACCATTATCACGCACTGACTCTTTACATATTGCTCCGACCGCATTTAAAGCAATATCAGAAACACTTGTATCACCTTTATCAGCTCTGCATTTCCGATCACTTGACCAACCACAAAACTCTTTTAATTGTCGGTAAATAGTTTGTTTAGAAATACCTAAAAAGGCTTGTGCTTCACTCATAATAGCGCTTCTTGAACCAAAATCTGTTTTATCTAACTTAATTGCTAATTCATTTAAATAGTTGCGAATATTAGGTGATACCATTTTAAATTCCCTTGATATGAAATATCATTTATATAAATCTTGGATATTCTCATTTACTAAAGATTCTTGTCGCTGTTGAGCTTCCATAATATCGCTATCAAATTTGCTCCAAAGTTCACGATGCACATAACGAGCTTGATCTAAAGTTAATACAGCTGAACCATTCAATGTTAATAATGCAATTTGCATTGATTCGGGCAATGAATATGGTTTTTCGGGATCGTAATCAGGGTCATTCTCCAGTATTTCGAGCATTAATTTATACATAATGTCTACATACTGCCTTTGTTCTTCAAATAGCTTATCCATGCGTGATTGCGTTTCTGCTATTTGTTTTTTAAACGGCTCTAAACGCTCATCAAGTGGTATGGTTTTCATTTCAAATTGAGCCAATTTTATTGCTAATTCTTCCTTTTCTTTCGCTACATCAGCATTACGTTTGCTTAATGCTTTATAATCAGCTTGCAAATTACTATTTTCTTTTTTGAGCTGCTCTTTTTCCTTAGCATTTTTAGCAATAAACTCTTCTGCCAATTCAACTAATGCCTCTTTATCACCAGCTTTAGCAACTTCAATTAATGCCGTTTTTTGGTCTTCGGGTAACTTACGATATTGGCGTAACTCACGGTAGCCAATGCCCATGCGAGACATAGATTCAAGGGCTTCCTCGCCGAATGATTTTAGGTTTGCTATATCTTGATTAGCTTTTTCATCAGATACTCCTAACAATGAACAAAATTCTTCCCAAGTTCCTTTTAACTCCAAACCGTTTGGAGTTTTTTTCCCTGATAAATTACGATAAAGCTTGTTTTCTTTAACAAAATTTAATTTAGAAGCCCAAACAGTTTGGGAAAATTTCCCAAAAGCATCAGCCATTTGAGCCTGACCTAAAAGTTGGTTAACTAGGTCGCGTTCTTCGTTATATTCACTTTGAATAGTAGTCATGGTATTCATTGCATCATTAATCCCTTGCTCATCAATTGCAGGTAGTTCAATTTCTTCTTTTGCTTTGTTTGCGGTTCTTGCCATTTTGGTTATCCTTATCTTGCGCCAGCCGTAATACGCTGATTGATTTCTGTTATTTGGTCTTGCATTTTAGTGATGTGAATTGCATGTGCTTGGGCTATTTGCAACATTTGCACACTATGAGCAAACAAACCATTATCTAACTTAATTACTAGTCCTTCCTCGATTAGTGTTTGAAGTGAACGCGTTACATTAACAGGTGATTCATTAATCATCTTTGCGATATCGCCGTTAGATAATCCCGTTAACGTATAACCTTTAAGCGCTTTTAGTACCTTAAGTATTCGAGTGCCAGACGTTGAAATTTGTGATCTATGCATGTCTTTCGCCCTTTTTCTGTATATGAAAAACTGTTACAATCAGCATTAGTAAGCTTGTTTTAAGCCAAGTTTTACTGCTATATCGTGTGTTTTACCACGATGAGCACGGCTTAAACCGTTTAAAACGTTATAAACAACAACGGGGTGGTAACCATTTTCAATCGCCCAAGATTTGATAGTTTTACCTTTTTGTTGAAATTGTTGTTTAACTTGTTCGGGAGTGAGAACTTTAGACATTTTTAGCTCCTTTTGATATAAGTTATTAATAAGTGATTTATAAATTATGTGTTAAATTATGGTATAAATATTTATACCTGTCAAGATAAAAAGTATGCAAAAAAATATCGGATTAAGACTAAAAGAAGAACGTGAACGTATGGGCCTTAGCCAAGTTGCTATGGGGGAAATTGCTAATGTAAAAAAATTAACTCAACTTAATTATGAAAAAGGTGAGAGATTTCCTGATGCGTTATATTTATCTACATTAGCTAATTTTGGGTTAGATGTTCAATATGTTGTAACTGGTATTAGAACAACAAATAATTTATCTGTTGATGAGCAAGATTTAATTGACAAATTTAGAATAGCACCATTGGCAATTAAAGCGGCAGCCTTAGGTGCACTAACGGCGGGAACGGCTCAGCAGACAGGGGTTAATATTTCGAATAATACAATTCGTGGTGAAGGTCAAATTGCTGGTGGAAATATTTATACAACTAGGAGGCGGAAAATAAAGTGACGGTTGGACTTCAGGATAATACGGCAGAACAAATAGCTGGTAGAGATATTTATAATATTACGTCAAGTAATGATGATGAGTTAGATACTCGCCCGTTGGTTCCCGCTCAACGAAAATCCCTTAATAGTTTAATTTCTGATATTGAAAACTACGGGGAGTTAACGGCACCAGAACTATGGCTTAAACTACACGCTACTCTTGGTGTTTGTAGTATTAATGAAATAACTGTTTCACAATTTCCTATTGCTGATAAATTTTTAACTGATGAATTTGAAGCAGCTAAAGAAAAAGCATCTTGCAAAATGCTTATCCATTTGATTCTTTGTGAAATTAATGGCAAAGATGAATTAAAAAATAAGATGAATCATTACAGTAAACGGCAATTTTGTACTTCAGATTTAAAACGGCTTAATAAAATGCAGCTACAAAATGTATTAAATTATGTTGAAGAACTTTCTAATTTAGAGAAATTAAATAATCAAAATTTTTATAATCAAGTAATAACATTATTTAAAACTCAAACAAAACCTACGTTAGCGATATTTGCCGTGGGTTTTATTTTTGGTGCGATTATTTTTTAAGGATTAAAGATGAAAAATTTATGGCTACTTTGTACTTCAATTATATTTAGTATTTTTTTATTAGTTGGCTGTGATTCTCACCCAGAATATGAGAAAAAAATAAAAAATTATATGATGGGTAAACTGAAAGATCCTGATAGTGCACAATATATATTTAAAGGTTATATGCAAGGAAAAATAGATGGTCATGATGCAACTATTTATATTGTATTTATTAATGCTAAAAATGGGTATGGTGCTTTTACTGGTTATAAAGAATATGAATTTGCAATCTATAAAAACCCATCTGAACTAAGTGGATTACTTTTATCTCAAGGTGGTGTTGAAGAAGTTAGCCATTTAACAAGCACAGATAGATTTGAAATTATTGAGAAAATGAAGCTTATTAATGATTAATTTATAATATTAAAAAAAACTGTAAAGCATTTGATGTTGGTCAACGCTCTTGTGTTTGGGGTGATTTTTTAGAGTGTAATCAGTTTAAAGTTACCTATCAGTATCAGTGTTTGGAAGAAAATTAGACAAAGGTAATATGGAAAGAAACATCTTTATAACAGAATATAAAATAAAATTTAGTTAAACTAGAGGAAATGGGAATGGCATACACAATTCAAGCTGGTATTATCCACCAAATAAAAAAAGAACAAAATACAAAGGGTTCAGCTGCAACGTTACAACTACAAGAAGCATTGCATTCAAATAATGAGCATTTAAAAAATTTTGTTGAATATGCAGAACAACAGCTACAAAAATCAGGACGCAATAGTTCTATTAGTGGTGGTTTTGGTATTCAAAATACTCTTTCTAAGGCCTTAGCAGATGATTATTTTTCTACTAACGACCAAATTGATTACCTTCTATTATCCAAAGAAATAGCAAAAGGATTATTCCATTTTGTCACTAAGAAAAGTGCGACGACTGGCGAATACGTGCCAATGATATTCTATCGAGATCGCAGTAACACAGATTACTTATTACTCTCATTAATTAGCTTAAATAAATATATCAATATCAATACAAACGGTGAATTTTCTAATACTAGCGTTATAGATAATGATGCGTTAAAAGTAGGACTTAAAATCAATCTAGTTCAGATGGCACTGCATCATGCAAATCCAAATGACCCACCACAAGATAACTATATTCAATGGATCCAACGTGGCAGTAGCAAACTACCAGAGTATATCCAAGAGTTTGTACCTGTCAGTGAACAAATTGATAACGGTAAAACAACAAATTTGCTATTGCAAAGTGTAATGAATTACACTGAATCAACTTTTGATGACTTAAAAACTCGCCAGAAGGTTGAAACAGATATTACAACATTAATGCGAACCAAACTAGATCAAGGTGAACCAGTTCACATAGAAGAAGATATTGATAAGCTACTAGACACAGCACTTACAACACATGGTTTAAATGATAAACCTAAATTTAATGAATACCGTCAAACAAATAATATAGTATTAGACTCTTCTTTTCGAGTGGATGGACAAAAATTACAGCGTTATGAAAAATTTGATTTATCATTGGCCGAAAAAGGTATTACAATTAAAGGAACGAAATCAGAAATAGGCGAGTCTATTAAAGCGGTTACCATTGAAGAAGATAAATACCTTCAAATTAAAATTAGTGATGATGAATATACCGAATTAACCACACGCTATAAGGCTTTAGTACAGTAATGTTGAATGAATTTTTTAGTTTAGTAACGGAGATGAAGGTAAGCAAAAAAGAGCTTACAGGATTTGTTACGCCTAAAAATCAAAATGATATTACTAATTTACTGACGTGGAATGATAACCATAGTGATCAATTTCAGCTTAATAAAACAGATATCACCATTGGTGAAAACGTTGGGTTTACATTAAAACCAATTCTTCAAGATGGGTTTGGATATGCCAGTTATGAACACTATTTCGAAAATAAAACTAAATGGTGGGATAATTTAAACCTTGAGACAATAGTAGAGCATCAATGGTTAGTATTTAGTAAAAAAAATACTAGCATAAATTCACAAAATTTAGAAAAAATAATTGAATTATTGCAGTTATTAAAAGGAAAAGATAAAGTTAATGGGTTGTTTTATTCTAAATCAGATACTGTTATAGTATTTTTTAATCAAAAACCTTTTGAACTTTCATTAAAACCACAAAATGCAGCCGATTTCATTAATTTATTAAAAAAATTAGATGAAAAGAAAATTAAAGCAATTACAGAGCTATGCTCATGGTTTGATGGTAATATTGAAAAAGAGCATTTCCATGCTAAGAAAAATGCTTTCTCCGTTGCTGTTACTGACTATTTGACCGAAAAAGAAGGCTCAAATAAGCACGATATTTGTCATTTACTGGAAAATGTTGTTAATATTAATCATCAAACAGTTATTCAGTATGAACTTTATTTAGAAGATTTTTCTTACAGCAAATTTGTGAAAAAAATTGAAGAGCGTGGTGCAAAGTTCATCACTCGAATTAATGAAGCATTAAGTAAATCGGTTACTCAGGTATTGGGTCTTCCAGTCGCAACAGCAGTATTTAATTTTGCTAAATTAGACATACATTGGGTCAGTATTTTGTCCCTTATTGTCTATGCATCATTATGTGGCATCGTGCTTTTCAATCAATCTAAACTATTAGATGATATTAAGAAGGAAGTTGAATTATTTGAGAATAAGTTACCTAAAAATTTGAAAAATGATTTATGGGGACTTAATCATAAAACTATTAAGAACCAGATAAAATACCAAAGTCGTTTAATAAAATTTTTATGGTGTATTATCGGTGCATCTTTAATTTATGCCTTTTTAATTGGTTTCACATTGTTAGAACCGTTTATAACCGAGCTAATTGAAGCTATAGGTAAACACTCAGTAAATTAATCTGCCCCCGTTCAAATTACATTTCAAGTAAGTAAGATCATAATAACCTCATACATTAATTTAATTAATTATGAGGTTTTTTTATGGCTCACCCTATCAAAAAATTATCCCAAATTCGTCTGCTTAAATGGTATTTAGTCGCTATTACTTTATTTGCAATTATTACGTTACTCTCACCTCAACAGTTGCCTGTTGTTGCTTATAAACTGGCTTTGGTCTTGCTTTCTGCCGTGATTGGTTACCACCTAGACCGTGCGCTTTTCCCTTATGCATCTCCTGGCGGTTATTTATATAACGATTGGAAAGAGTTTGGTCCTGATTTTTATACCAAGCAATATATTGAGTCTTTAGAAAACAATGAACAACCAGAGGCAATGGATTCAAAAATGTGTGCGGAATACCCTGTTCTTGATGAGTATCGAACCCTGTTTGCGGTTGTTCTGATTCGGCGGGCGTTGATTGTTTCCGCTGTGATTCTTGGCGTAACACTTGGATTATAGCCATGCGTTACTTAACCTTACTTATTGTATTTATGCTGTTTAGTTGTCATTTAACGCCTGCTATAGCAGTTGTACCAAATGATGCTAAGCAACATCAACGGGAACTGACACGTAATGCACGAGCAATTTTTGGTCTTGATGCGCCTATTGCGTTGTTTGCAGCTCAAATTCATCAGGAATCTCGATGGAAAGTAAACGCAAAATCACATGTTGGTGCTCAAGGTTTGGCTCAGTTTATGCCAGCAACGGCGGATTGGATTGCAGGGGCTTATCCTAAATCATTGGGTAGCAACGAACCTTATAACCCATCTTGGGCACTGCGTGCCTTAGTTCAATATGATTATTGGTTATATCAGCGTATTAATGCAACGGCGAGTGATTGTGATAGATGGGGATTCACCCTTTCGGCATATAACGGCGGACTTGGTTGGGTGAATCGTGATCGTCAGCGAGCAAAACGAGAATACCAAGATGCTACTCACTACTGGGGCGTTGTTGAAAATATTAATGGTGGACGTAACAGCATTAATTTTAAAGAAAACCGTGATTATCCAATTCGTATTATCTACCGCTGGCAACCTGTTTATATAAATGAAAATTGGGGTTTAGGAGTTTGTGATGATTAAAAATATATACAAATTAATCAAAAGCTTTTTTGTGAGCAATAAAAGTTATTTTTTGTTGGGAATAATTTTGATTGTTGGTTTTGGTTCATTTTACCAATTAGGTATCAGTCATGGCAAATCAATGGCCAAACAAGAATATATTGCTTTAGAAGCACAACAAGCAATGAATACTTTAAGCCAATTTATTGAGAGTACAAAGCAACTAACTAAAGCCGCTAATAATGCAAGTTATTCATTGTCACAGCAGATAGCAGAAAGGAAATTATATGATGAACAATCAACTCAAGCATTACAAGATGCACTTAACAAAACGGCTAATGATCGCACTCATTGCGTGTTTGATGATAGTGTCTTGCAGTTCATCGACTCAGCCCGTGCAAATGCCGCACAAGCAACAACCCATGGTTTTACCAGCACAACTGACGGTACCATGCGAATTACCCGTAAAACGACGAAATAATACGGCGGATGGTTTAGCTGAAGCCTTAAAACAGCTTTATGACCAATACGGGCAGTGCTCAGGTCGATTTATTGAACTAATAAAATATATCAACGAGGTAAATAATGGATAACGCTGATTTAGCATCAACTGTAGAAATGGAAGCACGGGAACGAATACTAGCAAAACATCAAGCAAAGACAGGAGTATCAAATTTGTATTGTCGAATCTGTGAAGAGCCGATAGCTGAAGAACGTCGAAAAGCATTAGTGACTGATTTATGTATCGAATGTGCTTCGATAGAAGAAAAAAGGAATAAACGATGAATTTTAACGAACTTACCTTTAATTGGCAGTTTTTGCAATGGGTTGTAATGGCGGTTGTAGGAGTGTACTCATGGCTAATTGGTCGTCAATCGGCTAGTCAAAAAGAATTATTAGATTTACGTATTCGAGTAACACAAGTTGAGGAGACGGTTAAATCACTACCGACTCAGCATCAGGTAACTAAATTGATTGAAAAATTAAGTAGCAACGAAGCTACTTTAAATCAGTTATCTGATCGGCTTTCAGGATTATCTCGTCAATTAGATAACATTAACCAATTTTTATTAAAGAACAAGTGAGGAATTATGAGCTACGCTGAATTTTTAAAAGAAGATCAACGGTTGGTTATTTTGCGTATCTTATATGAAATGCCAAGTTACAGTAGTAATTCTAGCATTATCTATAGTGCTTTAGATCACTATGGCCACGCTATTAGTCGAGACCAAGTTAAAACCCATTTAAGTTGGCTTGGGCAGCAAGATTTAATCAAAATCGAAACAATCGGTAGTGTTATTATTGCACGTTTAACTGATTTTGGTGCGGATGTTGCAACAGGAAAAGTGATTGTGCATGGTGTCAAACGACCAGGCGCAGGAGCTTAATATGGGACGTAAATCAACAATTCACAAGCTAGAGCCAGAAGTTCGAGCATATATCGAAAAATTATTACGAGCCGATCAGCTTACACTTGATGAAATGATTACCGAACTGCAACAAAAGTTTCCAAGTACTGATACGCCAAGTCGTTCCAGTCTTCACCGCTATCAAAAAGGTTTTAATGAAATGACCAATAGCTTACGTGAAATTGAAACAGCATCACGTATTTTGGTTGATGAGCTTGGTGACAGTGTTGATGATAAATCAGGAGCACTACTTGCTCAGGCTGTTACAACGCTGGCAACGCGTGCTGCATTTAAAGCCCATGAATCGGAAGATATCACGATTAAAGAAATTAGTTTTTTAGCGAAAGCAGCCAAAGAAGCCATGCAAGCCCGTCAATTAAGCTTTAAAGAGCGGCAGGAAATCGAAAAAGCAGCACGTGAAAAGTTATTGCGTGAGCAAAAAGAAAAACTGGATGAGCTAGAAAAAACAGGCGAAGTACCAGCTGAAATGTTAGCTAAAGTAATTAAAGCGGCGTATGACTTATGACAGTAAAAAATGAACCAGCCTTAAAACTCTATGACTATCAAAAACAGTGGGTAAACGACACTAGCCGTTTTGCTATTGCTATGTTCTCTCGGCAATGCGGTAAAACCTTTACCAGTACTTTGCAAATTGTTCTCGATTGTTTGCGAGCTGAAGCACACGGAAAACGTGCGCGTTGGGTTATTTTATCACGGGGTGAACGTCAAGCCCGTGAAGCCATGAATGAGGGTGTTAAAGTTCATCTGCGTGCAATGTCCGCAGGTTTTAAAGAACTCGATTATGATTGGGATGCCAATATTCGAGCGTTAGAAGTTGAATTACCAGGTGGCAGTAAAATTACTGCTTTACCTGCCAATCCAGACACCGCTCGTGGTTTTAGTGCTAGTGTGTTACTTGATGAATTTGCCTTTCATCAAGATAGCCGTGCCATTTGGAAAGCCTTGTTCCCTGTTATTTCAAAGCCCAGATTAAAATTGCGTGTGATCAGCACTCCCAATGGTAAAGGGAATAAGTTCTATGAACTGATGACTGGTAAAGATGATGGTTGGTCACGCCATGTAGCGGATATTTATCAATGCGTTAATGATGGGTTGCCTCGAAATATTGAGGAATTACGCAAAGGTGCCGGTGATGATGATTTATGGGTACAAGAGTTTGAACTCAAGTGGCTTGATGAAGCTAGCAGTTGGCTTGATTTTGATTTAATAACCAGTGTCGAAGATGAAAAAGCAGGAGTTCCTGAACACTATACAGGCAATCCTTGTTTTGTTGGTGTTGATATTGCTGCACGTAATGACCTATTTGTTGTTTGGGTGCTTGAACAAGTTGGCGACGTGCTTTGGACTCGTGAAATTATTGAGCGTAAACGACTCTCTTTTGCTGAACAAGATTTACTGCTTGATGATGTTTTTAGGCGTTATCGTGTTATTCGTATCTGTATGGACCAAACAGGTATGGGTGAAAAACCTGTTGAGGATGCTAAACGACGTTATGGTGAAATGGTCGTTGAAGGTGTGCTATTTACCGCTCCAAATAAATTAACATTAGCAACACAAGGTAAACAAGCATTTCAAGATAGAAAACTTCGTATTCCCGCAGGCAATAATGCCCTTCGTGCCGATTTGCATAAGTTGAAAAAAGTGACTGGAGCAACGGGGCAACCGCGTTTTGTTGCTGATTCTGATAGTAATGGTCATGCTGATAGAACTTGGGCTGCCTTTCTTGCAATTAATGCAGCTAGCCAAGATAGGTATGAAATTGAATATCAGTCACTTGGATATCGTGATTCTTACCGTTCATTGAATCAATATTCGGATAGCTCAGAACTGGAAACAACTGATACAGGCTTTGGCACAGTACGGGGCGGTAACGATTTTGGAGGATTTATTTAATGTTATGGTTTAAAGGCAAAAAGCCACATGTTGAAACAGGACGAGAGCTGGCAGGCACAGGTGAAAATAATGATATTACTAAATTGTTTGTTGGTTCGCTAGCGCTGCCAGATGACAGTGTTCTTCGTAATCGGGGTGGCGGTCGTTTAGATATTTATAAAGAAGTATTGAATGATGATGAAGTCAAGTCAGCATTTACCCAACGTCAAGATGCCGTAATTTCACGTGAATGGAAAGTTGAACCAGGTGGAGATAAACCAATTGATATTGAAGCTGCTGAAGCTATGAGTGAGTTACTGAAATCGGTTGGATTTGACCGAGTGACTAAGTTAATGCATTACGGTGTTTTTTATGGTTATGCCGTAGCGGAGTTGATTTATGGCATCAAAGATAATCTATATTGGATTGACGATATCAAAGTTCGTGATCGCCGTCGTTTTCGGTTTACTCCAATGGGTGAACTGCGCTTATTAACGCCCAATAATATGCATGAAGGTGTTGCTTGTGATGCACCGTACTTTTGGCATTATGCAACTGGTGCCGATCATGATGATGAACCCTACGGCTTAGGCTTGGCTCACTGGCTTTACTGGCCAAGCTTTTTTAAACGCAATGATATTAAGTTCTGGCTAATTTTTCTGGAAAAATTCGGCATGCCAACGGCAGTGGGCAAATATAGTACAGGTGCAACACAAGAACAAAAAAGGGACTTACTGTCACTCACTCGTGCAATTCAGACCGATTCAGGCATCATCATGCCAGATGGCATGACGCTTGAATTGCTACAAATAGCACGCTCAGGCGCAGACGATTATAAGGCATTCTATGACTCAATGAATGAAGCAATCAGGCGTGTAACAGTCGGACAAATTACCTCATCAGGCGGCGCATCAAGCTCAATCGGTGGTGATGAGTCATTGCAAGCAGCGGTACTAACATCAATTGCTAAATCAGATTCTGATGTAATGTGCGAGTCATGGAATCGAGGTCCGGGCACATGGTTTACACAGATGAATTTTCCTGGTGCTGCTGTTCCTCAAGTTTCCCGAGTTTTTGATGAGCCGGATGATCTAAAATCAATGTCAGAGCGTGATAAAAATATTATTGAATCAACTGGCTTCCGTCCAACATTGGCTTATGTTCAAGATACATATGGTGGGGAGTGGGAAGAAAAACGACAACCAGAACAAGTTGATGAAGCGATTAAAACAGTAAAAACGGCTGAATTTGCTGAAGCACAAAAGCAAAATGGTTTTGCGCCGGTACTTCAGTCACAACGTTTAAACACTGAAATGCAGCCCGTTACTGATAAGTGGATTAATCAAATTAAAGAACTGGTTGATAGCGTACAATCATTAGAAGAATTGCGTGATAAGTTATTTGAATTAATTCCAGATATGCAATTAGATGATTATGCAAAAGTCATGGCTGAAGCATTGACTGCTGCTAATTTGTCGGGCAGAACAGAGTTGATTGAGGATAGCAATAATGGCTAATCTTACTTATGGTTCATTACCTTTTAAAGAACAAATTGAGCTCTTTAGCCGTAAAGCAAATGTACCAACAAACGGTTACGCTGATATCTACAACAGTGAACATGATTATGCGTTTGTTGTGGCTGGCGCAAATCGTAATGCGTTACTAAATGATTTTAGAGCCGCAATCGATAAAGCTATTAGCCAAGGTACAACACTTGAAGAATTTAGAAAAGATTTTGCCGAAATTGTCGAAAAACATGGTTGGAGCTATAACGGTGGTTTTAACTGGCGTACTCGTATTATTTACGAAACTAATTTAAACAGTTCTTATCAAGCTGGTCGCTATCAACAACTACGTGATGCAAAATTTCCATACCTAGAATACTTACATAGTGATTATGTTGAACACCCTAGAGAACTACATAAAAGTTGGGATCATCTGGTATTAGATTTTAATGATTCCTGGTGGAATGCGCACTTCCCCCCTAACGGTTATGGTTGCCAGTGCCGTGTTCGAGGTCGTACAGCTGATGATTTAAAACGTATGGGAAAAAATGGGCCTGATAAAGCACCATCAATTAATTGGGTTGATAAAGTGATTGGTGAAAATAGCGGTAATCCTAGAATAGTTCGAGTACCTGAAGGAATTGACCCTAGCTTTGAACATATTCCCGGACAATCACGACTTGATAACTTTGTGCCCAATCCATTAGATACAGATCCAACTTTAAAACGAGGTTTACCATCAAGCAAAGCAACTGATGAATGGCCGGCAATCCGTGAAGTAAGCAAAACTAGATTATTAGAAAAAGGCTTAACCGAAGAAGATTATGCCAATATTTTCTTAAATGAATTTGGCGCAACGTTAACTACGCCAGCTATTTTTAAAGATGTTGCTGGTGAAGCATTGGTAATTGGTAAACAACTTTTCACTGTTAGCAAAACTGGTGAACTGAAAGTGACAAAACGTGGTCGTGAGCAATTTTTATTATTACTAGCTGATTCATTAAAACTGCCAGATGAGATTTGGGCACGGATGGAATACTTTGATCATCTGCAAAAATCGGTAGTTCGGCGGCGTTATATCTCGCGTTTTATGATTGATGGTGAAGTTAAGCCAATGCTTGCGGTGTTTGAGGTCGGTGATGATGGTTGGCTAGGTGTAACAACATTTGCGCCTGATAACCCTGAATATTTAGAGCAACTGCGTGTTGGTTTTCGAGTGTTTAAACGATAAACCTCAATCACTGCCATAATTGAGGTGCATAAGTAAGGATTTGAGGCTTTGGCAGAAGCTGCTTACTTACATTCAAAATAGTATAGGTGAAAAAATGACTGGCGTAAATATTGAGTTTAATATACAAGATGCGCTTGATGCTATGCTTCATATTGAAGTAGCCATAGATGATGTGACTGGTTTATTTGAACACATGGGTGAAGTGTTATTAGATATTCATGAGGCACGTTTTAATGCCCAAGAATCACCAGACGGTATACCTTGGCAAACATTATCCCCGTGGTATCAAGAAAGTAAGCCAAAGCAAAAAGATAAAATTTTAACGCTAGACGGCACATTGCGCAGTACATTACGTTATCAAATAAATGGTAATACCTTGTTATTTGGTACCAACGTAGTGTATGGTGCAATTCATCAATTTGGTGGTGTTATAAAACCATGTAATAAGCAAGCGTTAAATGTTGGTGGTCAAGCTGTTAAGCAAATTGTTATTCCCGCCAGACCATGGCTTGGCGTTAGCGCTCAAGATAAATTACTATTGGTCGATGTTGTGCGTGAACATCTAGGTTTAGCTTAAACGCAATATAACGCATTTTAAGCTACTTTATTAAAAAAGGCTAATCAGTTTATTTACGAATCGCTTTAATCGTGTTGTAAATGCTTTATAATAAGTTTTTAGTGTATATTTCTTCTATTATTTTGCCGTTCCTCTTTCCAAATCATTAAAAATTTATCTGCCCGCGTTCAGATTACCCTTACCTCAAAATAGATCATGATGCTCTATATCAATTTATTGGAGCATTTTTTATGGCACTTATCCCCGTTTTTAAACCTGGTACGCATACTGCGGTAGATGGTCGAAAAATCACTTTTACTTTAGAGAACTGTATTGATTTAGCAGAAAGCTACGATCCAAGTTTATCTGAAGCGCCTGCTGTAATCGGTCATCCAAAACTAACAGCTCCGGCTTACGCATGGGCAAAATCATTCGAAGTAAAAGATGGTTTGGTTTATGCCAAGTTAGATCAGATTAATCCAGAATTTGCTGAAGCCTATAATGCGGGAAGTTATAAAAAACGTTCACTTTCAATTTACTTACCCGATTCACCGGGCAACCCTAAGCCTGGTCATTATTATGCTCGTCACATCGGTTTTTTAGGTGCAGCAGCACCTGCTATTAAAGGCTTGCCTGATGCCAGCTTTGCCGAATCAGACGGTGATCAAGGCGCTGCTGAGTTCTCAATGGCTGATGAAGAATTTGATGAAAATTTGATTTCAATTTTAGCCAATTTACGTGACCTGCTGATTGAAAAAGCCGGCATTGCCAGTGCTGACCTATTTTTACCGCAATGGCGCCTTGAATCATTGCGTTCAATATCTGCTCAAAAACAAAAGGAGAAAGAAAAAATGCCACAATCTAATTTAGACGCTAGCTTTGCCGAACAACAAGCTGCAATTGACGCTAAAAATGCTGAACTAGCCAAACGTGAACAAGCATTGCTAGAAAAAGAACAAACTAACAAACGGGCAGAATTTGCCGCTTTTGCTGATGAATTAGTTAAATCTGGCAAATTATTACCAACACATAAAACTACAGTCGTTGAAGTATTTATGTCACTAGGCAATGAACCGATCTCATTTGCTGAAGGTGATACAACGGTCAACAGTTCCCCAGTTGATTTAATCAAAAAAGTACTTTCAGAACGTCCTGCTTTTATGAACTTTGCTGAAAAATCGGCTGCTAGTGATAGTGAAGATAACGTTGATAAACAAGATCCAAAAGTCATTGCTGATGCAGCCAAAGCCTATCAAAAAGAACAGGCAGACAAAGGCAATACTATTTCAATTAGTCAAGCCGTTACGCATGTAACCAAAGCTAAAAAATAAGAGCATTAATTACAGGCTGATTACTAATGTCAGCATCATTTTAATTTTAACCAAAAGGTTTTTATATGAATATTCTAGGATTAACAGTAGCAAAAACCGCTGAAGGCGAAGTCAAACCACGCGTGATTGTCTGTCATGGTAATGAAGATGGGCTAGCAAAAACTGCAATTGACGGTACTGCATTATTAATCGGTGTATCAACAATTGTTGGTGGTGGTGATGGTGAAGTGTTTGACGTTGTGCGCAGTGGGTTGGCACAAGTTTTTTATAGCGAAACAATTGCGATTGGTGATCCAATCACAGCAAATGTCGATGGTCGAGCTAAAAAAGCAATGTCAGGTGATTTTATTATTGGCTATGCCGAAGTTGTGGGTGCTGCCGATGAATTAGGCACTATTTGGATTGCGCCAAGTAAACAAGCTTAATTTTTATTTAACTAATGGTCCATGACATTTGATAAACAATTTTATAAATAGGAGTTTTATATGCAACGTCCTTTTCCCGTTGAACCGCAGTTGACTGCAATTGCTATCGCTTACCGTAATAATAAGTTAATTGCCGATGAGGTTTTGCCCCGTGTGCCTGTTTCTAGCACGTCTTTTAAATGGTTGGAGTACGATTTTTCAGAGCGATTTACGCTCCCAGATACTAAAGTTGGGCGGACAGCACAACCAAATCAAGTTGAATTTGGTGCCAAAGAGCAAGAAAGTTCAGTGACTGATTATGGACTAGATAGCCCTGTACCGCAAGACGATATTGATACTGCAATCACTGGTCATAACCCGCTCGGTCATGCAGTCGAAGCAACGACTGATTTAATTTTGTTAGATCGTGAAGTTCGAGCCGCTAATGTACTATTTAATGCAAGTAACTACACCAACACCAAAACTTTAACAGCAGCGCAACAGTGGAACAATGATAAAAGTGATCCGATTGGTTTAATTACAGACGCTTTTGATTCAATGATTGTGCGACCTAATATTGGCACACTAGGTCGTCGAGTTGCAACAATATTACGTCGTCATCCCAAAATTGTTGCTGCATATCATGGAAATGCCGGTGAAAACGGACTGGTTCCACTAAGTTTTTTAGCTGACTTATTAGAGTTAGAAGCGATTTATATTGGTGATGCATTCCTAAATAGTGCTAAACCGGGTAAATCACCAACCCTATTACGTGCGTGGGGCAATAAAGCTAGTTTCACCGTTCGCAATAAATTAGCAAATACTAAAGGTGGTGTGACGTTTGGCTTTACAGCCCAATTTAAAGATCGTGTTTCGGGTTCGATTGTTGATCCTGATATCGGTTTACGTGGTGGCCAACGTGTTCGAGTCGGTGAATCGGTCAAAGAGCTAGTTGTGGCTAAAGATGCGGGCTATTTGTTTGAAAATGTTATTCCAACAAACAGTTAATAATGTGAACAACAACCAACGGTAATTTATCGTTGGTTTGGGTAAAGATGATGAATATTCCATACATTACATTGCTAAATTTATCCGAACGTCCAGGACTCGTTGAGCTATCCCAATTGGTTGCTCAAGATGGTGAAATGCCCGTAGATGCTAATTTGTTGGAAGTCATTATTAATGGTGGTGATGTTTCAAGTTGGTTGCCTGATGATGTTATTAATGCAAATCGAGCAATCGCACGCATTAATGAATCAATAGCTGATACTGAAGCTGAAATAAACGGCTTTTTACGGCAACGTGGACACAGGCTACCCTTAGTTAAGGTACCTCGTTTGTTAACTGATTGGGCACGCATTATTGTTCGTTACAAATTGCATCGCAATCGTGTTTCTGATGAAAAAAGCGATCCTATCGTGCGTGATTACAAACAAGTTCTGGGCTTTCTAAAAATGGTAGCTGAAGGGAAATATTCACTAGGCATTGATGATGCATTGCCTGTTGCTGGTGGTGTGCCTAAACAAACTGGCCCTGTTCGAGTGTTTGACATGAACACACTTAGGGATTTTGGACGATGAGTAGCGCACCATTTGATGTTTCAGTGATTGCTGAAAAGCTAAGAAGCCTATTAGCGGATAAAACCTTAGTTTTTGTTGGTACTAGTGCTGAATACAGTAAGTTAACCGATTTAACTTCAGCGCCGACACCAGCGGCTTACGTTTTGCTTGGTAAAGAAACACCCAACGATAAGCCCGCAGGTACACGGCAGTCAGTCAGTGTTAATTTTGGTGTTGTGGTTGTTGCTCGTGATATTTCTAGCCAAGCAACCAATATTCAAAATGTAAAACAATTGGCAAATCCAGTGATTGGTGCGGTGCGTGATTTGTTGATTGGTAAAACAGTTCAGTTTATTGACGGCGTTCGCCCAGTTAGTTGGACTGGTGGGCAAACGTTAGGTTTTCAAAATGGCGTGCTGGTTTGGATTGATTCATTTCAAACCCAACACTTCATCGGTAGCCGATAAATAATTTTAGGAGAAAGATATGTCAGATTTATTAATGAGTTTACAAGGTACCATAAATCTTGCCACCCGTAATACCGCCAGTTCACCTGTTCGACCTAATGCCTTTAGGCATGTGGGTACGGCTGATTCCTGTGAAATGGAACTAAGTGTTGAAACGGTAACACAAAATGAATCATATACAGGGCAACGTCTACAAGTTGGTGAATTAACACTGGGTAAAAGCGGCACGTTAAATCTTACGTTAAAAGATTGGTCAATCGAAAACATTGCGTTAGCGCTTTATGGTGAAAAAATTACTGTTGATGCGGGTATAGCGACAGATGAAAAATTACCAGAGAACCTGATAATTGGTGATCGTATCAAGTTAACTCATCCATTTGTAGCTGATGTCGAGTTAAAAACGACAGATGGTTCTACATTAGTATTAGGCACGGATTATGAAATCGAATCAGCTCACGCAGGATTAATTAAATTATTAACTACAACGGCATTAACTGCAACGGTAGATTATTCATACGCTAAGACTGAAAGTCTGGGCATTTTTACCCGTCAACCGCCTGAGCGTTGGTTTATGCTTGATGGTATCAATACTGACAGAGAAAATGAACATGTAATTGTGGAGCTATTCCGCGTTAAATTTAACCCTATTTCGAATTTTTCATTATTACATAATGAGGGATACGGTGAATTACCGTTAACTGCTACTGTTCTAGCTGATATGAGTCAAAACAAGGATAGTTCGCTTGGTTATTTTGGCTCATACGTTCAAAAGGCGAAATAAATTTATTTTATTATGCGGTGACGTGTCACCGCTAATTATTCAACTCTCTAATTTTATTAGTAGGTAAATAACATGGCAGAAAAAGTGACAGCAACAAAAGAAGAATCAAATGATTTAGCAACATTAATGCCGAATCGTGAGATCGTGCTAGCAGGTGAAACAATTACAGTACGTGAATATTCATTTAAAGATGCATTGACAATTGGGAATGAGATTGACCAGTTTGTTGCATTAATTGTGAATGAAATGAATGGCACAAACAAAATCACGATTGAGCAAGCGGACTCAATCATTATGAATAACTTAGAGTTGGTTTATTCATTAATCAGTACCTCTATTCAAAAACCGATTTCGTTTATTGAAGCGTTGTCATATGAAGATGGTTTGCAATTATTAGATTGGTGGTGGGTTGTTAACTCTCGTTTTTTTATGAACGCGGTAACTCGCAAAATAATACGACAAAACGCTGCAAAACAGGCAAATCAGTAAGCTGGAGTGAGGTTTTTACTTTACTAATTAAAAATGGACATGATGCACAGCAGTTACCGCATTACACGCAACGTCAGTTACTGCTGTATTACGATGAATTAATTAAGTTACAAAACCGAGAACGAGCTAACCGAATTGAGGATGTTTGTGTTGGGTTTAATGGTGGTAAACAAGTTACTAAGTTTGTAAAACAGTTACGCGGAGAGCAATAATGGCCAATAACGATATGAATATTGCAATGAAGTTCACAGCTGATGTGAATAGAGCAAAAGATAATATCAGTCAATTAAATGCTGAACTGAAAGAGTCAGCAAATGTTGCTCAAGATGCTAACAAAAAAAGTGCTCAAAGCATCAAAGATGTTTATACGGCACAAACTGAGGCAATGAACCGTGGTGCGCAAGCTGCCGCTGCTGCTGAAAAACAAGCTAAAGCACAAAGTATTGCCACTAAAGCAGCTGAAGCGCATAAAAAAGAAGTTGAAAAACTGCGCCAAGGTTTAGACAAATTACTTGCTAGTATTGATCCTGCTACAAAAGGTCTAAGTCGTTTAGATGAACTAGAAAGCAAATTAAGAAAATCAAAAAAAGCAGGCGTGATTGATAGTGATACGTTTGATGATTATTTATCAAAAATCAGTAATCAACGTGCTGCATTATCAACTGTTGAGTCTCTAAATGAAAGTACTAAAAAGTTAAATCTCAATACTAAAAGTGCACGTCGTAGTATCGCCAGTATGTTTAAACAATTAGCGAACGGTAATTTTGCATCAGCGGGAAATTCATTGCTAACAATTGGTAATATGACGGGACGGTTACCACCATTATTTAGTGCTACTACATTATCAGTTGGTATTTTTATTGCTGCCGCTTACAAAATGTCACAAGTGATAAGTACGATAATTTCAGACCAAGAGCGATTTAATCGTGCATTAATTTCAACGGGTAATTATGCTGGTGCTACCTCGGGTGGGCTTGAGGCTATGTCTCAACGTATCGGTAAAATTAATCATAACTACAGTGAAACACGTGGTGTTATTGCAGAACTGACATCAGGGGGGCGGTTATCAGCAAAATCCATTGAAAATATTGCTACAGCATCAGTATATATGGCACAAGTGACAGGAAAAAGTGCCCAAGACGCCGTTCAATCATTTAAAGGTATTGAAAATTCGGTCACTAGCTGGGCTGTTGAAAGTAATAAACAATATCACTTTTTAGATCTGGCTACTTATCAGCGTATAAGTGCGTTAGAAGAACAAGGTAGAACCGAAGAAGCTATTGCAATCGCTACAGATAAATATGCTTCAGAGATGGAAGTCAGTGCTAATAAGATGGAAGAACAACTCAATTGGTTAGAAAAGGCATGGAAAAATTTTAAAAATGGAGTGAGTGATGTAGGAAATGGATTAAAAAAAGATATTAAATTTAGTTTAGGGTTATCAAGCCTAGAAGAAGATATTGAAAGAATGGAGAAAGCAAAAAAAAGAGGTTTTTACATTGTTCCTGGATCAGTATCTATTCCATACAATAAGAATGATGATAAAGCATTACAAGAAAAATATGCTCAACGAGATAAGCTTCAAAAAGAAGCACAAGAAAAGCATGACACCGATGTCATTAATGAAAAAGCAATCAATGCTCAAAAAGAACTTGACGAGCTTCATAAACAAAATGCAAGCGATGCCGAAAAACAAGCTAAAGCGGTTGATGAATTACGTAAAAAATATGAAGCACTTTGGGCCAATGAAAAAGGTCGTAAAGATTTGCAAGCACAGGGCGTTACTTCAAGTGACGGAAAATCATTTGCTGGTGGTCAATATGATAAAGATGTTAAAAATATTACTGATAAAGGTATTCTTGAATACAATAAAGGGGTTGAAAAATCACTAAAACTGACAACAGAACTGCAACGTGTGATGCATGAAATCAATGAAGGGCAGTATAAAAATGCATCACAAGCAGAAAAAGACCGAGCCATTGCACTAGCGAAACAAGTTGACGCTAAAAATGCAGCAAAACATAACAAAAAAACTGATTTTTCATTAACAAATGACAAAACCAATCTAGCGTTGCAGCAACAATTAAATGAACTATTACTTGGTACAAAAGCTAGTGATGACACAGTTGAGCAATGGTATAACAACTTATTAGCACAATTTAAAAAAACGGGTAACAGAGAAGGTATCGACTTAATCGACCGACTTTTACCACTCAAAAAAGCTGAAGCAAATTTAAATGAAATTACAACAAAAATTCAGCAAGCACAATCACGTCAATCAACAAAAGAACAATCGTTACAAGCACAAGTTACAGCAGGTTTAATTACACAAGTTGAAGCCCAAAGCCAGTTCGTTGATTTGCATAAACAAACAGCTCAAGAGCTAGCCGAGTATTTACCTACACTGCAAGCCATGACTGAATTACCGGGCCAAGCTGGCGAAAATGCACAAAAAGCATTAGCAACATTACAACTACAAATTGCAGAGCTAAATAAAACTACTGATGCATTAACCAATGCATTTAAAAACGGCTTGCAAAGCGGTATCCAAGGTAGTCTTGATTCTTTAGCAAAAGGTACTTTTGAATTAAAAGACGCACTACAAAACCTAGCGCAGAGCATTTTGTCGTCGATGGCACAAGTGGCGACAAACGGTTTAGCAGATATGGCAATGAATGGACTATCAAATCTAGGTAGTTCGTTGTTTGGCTCTGCCACTGATGCAGCTGTTGATAATGCCAGTGCTGCTGCTTCTGCAGGGCTGATGGAAACAGCAATTGCAACAAGTAGCGCGACTGGCGCTGGATTGATGGGTGAGTCAATATCGATGTCGGCAGGTATTGGCGCCGAGACTATTTCAGCATCAATGATTACCGCAGGTACAGCAGCAGGTGAAATTATTAGCGCTGCAATGATTACTGCGGCAAGTGCAAATGCCGGAAGTTCAGCTATGGGTGCTGCCGCAGTAGCGGCTGCGACTGGTGGTTATATAACTGGTGCTGGCACTTCAACATCTGACTCTATCCCAGCAAAATTATCTAACGGTGAATATGTTGTTAAAGCTGCCTCAGTTAAAAAATATGGTGTTGACTATTTACATGCGATTAATACTGGGCGATTGCATCGTTACGCAACTGGCGGTTTAGTTTCTAATGTTAGCAGACGAACAGCACCCAATTTATATGATGAAAACTCATCATCAAAAGCAACTAACCAAGCACAATCGGCACCGGTTATTCAACAAACTTTGGTTTTAGATAGCGGTGAAATGATGAAATCAGGTATTAGTTCTGTTGCTGGTTCTCGTGCCATGATGACATGGATTCGTGCAAACTCCCAAACGCTAAAACAGGAGTTGTCATAATGAAAAAATTTTTATGGCAAGCTGATCCCGATTGGACTAATGGCATAACAGAAATACTGGAATGGAAAACCGATATTTTACAATCGTACAGTGGTGCAGAACAACGCATTGCTAGACGGTTATCACCTCGTCGTACATTTGAGTTTTCTATTTTAATTAATGGTAGTGAGCGTTCCAAATTTGAGAATCGATTGGCTTTTGTTGGTGGTAATTCGTGGTATCTGCCTATTTATACTGATGTTACCTATTTGAATGATGATGTCAATCGTGGGGCTATAGTTCTGCCGTGCAGCACAATAGGTCGTGATTTTGTAGTTGGTAATAAAGTACTAATTAAAAGTGAGATTAACAATGTTAATCAAACAGCATTGCTTGAAGTCGCAGCGATAAGCACAGATTCAATCACATTAGTTAATCCAGTTAAATCAAATTTTTTGGCCGGTGCATGTATTTATCCTACTCGATTAGCTGTATTAACAGATGTTCCAGAATTGACTCGATATAATGATGATTTATTAAGTGCGCAAATTCGTTTTCGAATTACTGAACATAACGCATTTAGTAACAATATTTCATTTTTACCCATTTATCGCCATTTTCCTGTGTTAAATATGCATCCGGATTGGTCAGAATCGTTAAAAGCTCGATATGAGCGATTTTTATTAGAACTAGATAATGGCTCAAGTATTCCAAGTCGATTAGATACTGCAAAATTGCCCTTTTTTGTTCAGGAATTTAGATGGTTTATAACGGAACGAGTTGAGCAAATGCAATTACGACAATTGTTTTATTATCTAAATGGTTGTCAAAAAAATATTTGGGTTTCAAGTCAAGCAAGTGATTTTAATGTTCTAACTGTTGATGGTCGAGTTCTTGAAGTTGAAAACACGGGATTTAATGAAATTGGATTAATGTCGGGTCGAAAAGATTTAGTTATCACGTTATGTAATGGCAATGAGCTATATCGTCGTATTGAACTTGTCGCCATCGTTTCGGATGAAATTGAGCGTTTATTGCTCAATGAATCAATCAATGCAAATGCTGAAGATATTTTGTCAGTCTCATTTTTAACACTGTGTAGATTAGATTCCGATTCTGTCAGCTGGGAACATGTTACTGATGCCGATGGACTAGCCAATATTACTTGTAGTTTTAGAGGAGTACGCAATGAGCTGGAATCAATTTGAGTATTCAACCAATAATGGTAAACCATTAACGCTATATGAATTTATTCGTAATGAACAAAAATATTATCGCTATACCAATGCTGACCGAAATATTGATTTTAATGGTGTGACTTGGATAAGTGAAGCAATCAGTAATACAGGGCTAAGTATAGGCACGGGTAATAGTCTAGAAATTACATTGCCGTCAACATCTGATGTAGTTCATTTATTTCGTGGAGTACCGCCGACTAAACCCGTCGTAATTCGCATTTATCAATTACACGAAAATGATACAGATTTTAAAGTAGTGTGGGTTGGAAAAATCCAAGAAGTTAAGCGTGAATCAATTGAAAAAGCAAAATTAATTACGGCAAGTGTTGCAAGTTCATTTGAACGAAGCGGTTTAAGATTAACTTATGGCCGTTCGTGCCCCTATGCCCTTTATGACCACAATTGTCGAATTTGGCAAGATAATTACAAAGTGGCCAATATTGAAATCATTGCTCTTGATGGAGCAAATATTACTGTAAATATATCGAATATTGCATCAGGTTATTTTTCTGGTGGATATATGGAATTTTACATTGATGGGATTAAAGAGCTACGCGGATTAAAAGCGCATGTTAATAATGTGATAGGTATTTTAGGGGGAACTCAAGGTTTACATAAAGGTATGCATATTAACTTGTATCCAGGATGTGACAAAACAATCAAAACCTGCAATGAAAAATTTAATAACCATCTCAATTATGGTGGACAGCCACACATTCCGGGCATTTCACCGTTCACAATCGTCAAACTGTTTTAATTTGGAGGAATTTTATTATGTGGTGGGCTGTTGCTAAATTTGTTGCTGTTATTGTTGCCAGTTATGTGATTGCACGTGTTACAGCGAAACAACCAAAAAGTAATCGTCCAACTGAGGCGACGGAAGATGATTGGAATATGCCCATTCCAGACGAAGGTACTCCGCAGTGCGTTTTTTTTGGTGACTGTTGGACATCTGACTGGTTCGTACTGGGTTATGGTAACTATCGTTATAGTGCAATTCGTAAGTAATTTGGAGTGTCAATTATGAAAATAACCATGGAGCATATTCGTGCTGGTGGTGGCTGTGCTGGAGGATTACGTGAGTTTTTTAAACGCTATAACTTGGATTTAAATGCGTTTATTCGTGATGGATATATTGATTCAGAAATAGTTTTAAAAACAGGTGATGCATTGGCACTACATATTGTCAATATTGCAAAAACAAGGATAGCGCAAAATGGGCTCTAAAAAGAAAAAAGTAACCGTTGGTTATCGATATTACTGGGATTTATTTTGTGGTTTGGGTCGTGGACCAATTAACTCTATCGTCGCCATAACTGCTGATAAAAAAATTGTATGGATTGGAAAAGAAGAAGAAGCAAATACAAATTGCTATATTTATATTAATAAACCCAATTTATTTGGCGGCGAGGACACAGGTGGTGAAGGCGGAATTCAAGGAAATCTTGAAATAATGATGGGTGAACAAAATCAAACTCCATCCAATAATTTAAACCGTATTTTAAAAGGGTTGATTCCTGGATTTCGGGGGATGGTTACAACGTTTTATTCTGGATTAATTAGTTGTTACAGTGCATCGCCAAAACCATGGTCTTACCGAGTCCGGCGGACGGTGAAAGGTTGGGATAAAGGCAATGTTTGGTATCCTGAAAAATGCACCATTGTATTACGTGATGACTTGTCAGAAATAATAGGCATTGAAAGTGAAATTGAAAGTCGTTATGGTCCAATACACAATAAGAATAAAAATAAATATCCCTTTGTTGATAAAAATAAAAACAAAAGTCCTGAACAAATTGAACAAGAAAAAAGAAAAGAAGAGGAAGAAAAACGACGAGAAGAAGAAAGGCAACGGAAAATAGCAGCATTGAATAAAGAGCTGAATCATAATATTCGAAATATTTATGCAATGAATCCTGCACACATATTATTCGAGTGCGCAACCAATCGAGATTGGGGACGTGGCTTAAACTGGGATGAAATCGATATTGAAAGTTTTAAAAAAGCGGCAGATACACTATTTAATGAAAAGTTTGGTTTATGTTTTCGATATAATCGACAAGATCAACTGCAAACATTTATACAACAAATTTTAGATCATATTGGTGCTGCTCAATATGCTGATTTATCAACGGGGAAATTAACATTAAAGCTAATTCGCAACGACTATAATCCAGAAAAATTACCATTATTTAATTATGATAACGGTATTTTATCAGTACAAGATGATGATTCAGCGAGTAATGATGCGACATATAATGAAATAGTTGTTACATATAGTAATCCCGTTACCCACGAAGATGGTACTGTTCGCGCTCAAAACCTAGCATCAATTCAACAAGTCGGTTTAATTAGCAATTCAGTTGAATATAAAGCAGTACCAACACAAGAACTGGCTGCTAGATTGGCGGAACGAGATCTGGAAATGAATGCCGCAGGTATTACACGTTTAATTATTAAATTTGATAGACGGGGTGGTATATTAGAACCCACATCGTGTTTTCGTGTATCGTTGCCTGACCGTGATATTGAAAATATGATTCTCCGAGTTGGAAAAATAGAAGAACAAAGTGATGGTTCGTTATTAATAACCGGTGTGCAAGATGTTTTTAGCCTATCATCTACATCGTATAGTGCATCACAACAAGCTAACCGATGGGTAGCTCCGGATAACTCAATTCATGCTGTTAATGATGTGCAACTAATCGAATTACCATATGCGGTATTGGTATCAACATTAAGTGCGGCAGATCTAGACTATGTTAATCCATCCTCTGGTTACATAGGTGTAATGGCATCAGCCCCCACTCCCGCATCAATTAATTATATTTTACAATCTCAGGCTACCGGAGCTGAATTTGTTACACAAACTCAAGGAGATTGGACTCCATGTGCAACACTAATAAATGATATCGAAAAGTTAACAACAAAATTTGAAATTGAATCTGATTATCAGCCAAAAGTTGGTGAAGGTATATTAATTAATGATGAATTCATGCGCATTGATGCAATTGAGAATAATATTATTACAGTTGGGCGTGGTTGCTTAGACTCTCTACCAACTTTCCACAAAGGCTCATCTAAAATTCGTTTCTATATGAACATATTAGAGCAAGATGGCATTGAATACGTATCAAGTGAAAAAGTTAAAGTAAGACTATTAACACAAACAAATGCAGGTGTATTAAATCAAGAAATTGCCCCAGTTGAAAGTATTGTTATGTCAAATAGGCAAATTCGCCCTTATTTGCCGGGGAATATAAAAATAAACGATACTCTATACCCGTCATCTGTTGATAACGCAGATAATTACGTGTTGACGTTTTCACATCGTGACCGCACATTGCAAGCAGATCAGTTGATTGATTGTTTGTCCGATAATATAGGTCCTGAAAATGGCACCACATATAAAATAGAAATTGCTGATTATTATACAAAAGAAATTCTGTGGAAATTTAATACCACTGATACATTCATATTATTACCGTATTCCTCACAAGACGACTATATTTACGATGATTTACATATTTTAACTTTATATAGCATTCGAGATGGTTATGAATCATTGCAAAAATTTGTAACAACACTGCCTGAAGGTCATATCACATGGAGAGTAAATAATGTCTAATCAAAGTGAATATTACTACGGTCAAGGTAAAGTGTTTTTAGCACCTAAAAAAAGTGATCATCAATGGCGATGGATCGGAGATGTATCATCACTAAAAATTAATTTTGAATTTGAAGAACAATATAGTAAACGCAGTATTGGGGGGCGCTTAGTTAATAGCAAAAGATTTATTACGTTTACGGGCGGTAATATTACTGCAACGTGGTTTAATCGTTCATTAGAAAATCTGAAATTATTATTACGCGGGGAGTCTGTATCATATCACCAAAGTTGGGCTGAAGAAGAGTTCAGAAATATAAAATCAGGTATGACAATCTACTTACAACATCAAAATATAAGAGATGTTTTTATCGAAAATTTAAATGAACATGTTGACTATATTGTCGATTGTAAAGATGGCTCAATTTTATTTATAACAAAACCAAAATTTTCACGAATTTTAGTTGAATATGATTATTCAGGATTAAGTGGTATTAGTATTTTAAACAATGAACCATTAGATTTAGCATTGCGTTATGAAGGAAAAAATATAGTTGATGATAAAACAATAAATATTGAGCTTTTCAGATTATCACTAGATCCTATCGAATTTATCAGCTTGATTGATGATAAATCCGAATTTTCAAATATTGAAACTACATTACAACTATTACCTGATTTATCAAAAAATCCGAAATCAGATTTTGGACAATTTGGCAGAATAATACAGTTTAATGATTTTAACGACATCTTATACGATGATGAAATTGCATATGATGAACGATACGAATTTGCATATTAGTTAGAGGATAAATAATGGAACATTTAAAAGAAGAAACAACATGGGTAAATAATATCTATCTCATACAGAGAACAGATCGTGTTGGGGGTGGCGTGCGAGGTATAGCAAACAAACCTCATTATGAACTCGCTAACAGAACACAATATTTAAAAAAAGAAGTCGATGCAATTAATATTTCACTAAATTTTACATTATCTGCATCTGAAAATAATTCTAATTTTGATGCTAAAGGTAATCGTATCGAAAATTTAAAAAAACCAGAAAACAAAAATGATGCTGTTAATAAGGAATATGTTGACGGCAATGACGAAAAACTACAAAAACAAGTAAATGAGCTAATCGAAGCCAAGATCGGCTATGAGTCAATTGGTAACTTCAATGATGGATGTACTATAAATACAAGAAATGAAATTGTTTATGATGAACAAACAAAAAAATATTATGCATGGGCAGGTAATTTACCTCATCACGTTTTACCTGAAACTAATGTTACTGATGAAATGAACAACGGAAAGCCGTGGCTAGTCATTGAAAATTCAAACGAATTTATAGCAAAAATTGAGAGCATTAAACAAATAGCACAAAGCGTAGCTACACAATTCTATGGTTTTAAAAGAGATGGTGCAAAATTGATTTTAGAAACAGCAGAAAATATAGATAACAAAACGTTACATACTTCAGAATTTCTTGAGTGGGTAATTGCACCTGGAGGTTGTGAATTTACTGTTAACAATAAAAATCTATTGATGGTTATATAGAAAAGAGAGGAAAAATGGCAACAATTAATTTGGGAAACATTAGATTTAACTGGTGTGGAGAGTACAACAGTTCAACAACATATACAAAAGATGACGTTGTTGGTTTTGATGGCTCTGCATTTATCGCAAAAAAAACTGTAAAAAATATCAATCCTAACAATAATGAATTTTGGGACTTGATGATTGCTGGAGCTGAAAAACCATACATCGTTGGTGAACAAAAGCTAATTGCATTCAGAGCATCAGAACTACCGCATGGCTGGTATTTCCGAAATGGTGATAACTATTTACTAAATTCTCCACAGGGCCGAGCATTGAACAGTTTATCAGCAAATTATAAGGAAGATCATAAAATCACAATCAAAGTAATTAACGGTCAACAACATATCAATGTCCCAACCGCGTTTTCGGCTGACGGTAGAGGTTATTTTGAGCGTTCAGTTGATGGATCAAAAAGACAAGTTGGTAACATTGAAAATGATGCTATTCGTAATATCTGGGGCAAACTTTATAACGTTATGCAATGGCGGGGAACGGCAGGAGCCGGTGCTTTTCATGTTGGGGAACCGAGCACGAATGGCTCAGGATTAAATAACAGAAAAGGAAATGCTGTTACACATCCGAATGATTCTGATTTTCCAGAAAGGACTATCACTTTCGACGCATCACGCGTAGTACAAGTAACAGCAAACGATACAAGACCTTTGAATATTGGCATGACACCTGTAATTTATCTCGGAGTTTAATATGATTAATTATTATTTTGATAACACAAATGAACTAAAACCGTTTACTCATGAACTCGAAGCAAACGATAACACATTACCGCCGGATAACGCATTGCGAATAAAACCAGAATTCAAAAATGGATATTGGCCGTGTATGCAAAACGACGCCTGGGTGTTAGTTGAGGACAATAGATATAAAACCGTTTATAACATTGAAACAAAAGCACCCATTAAGATTGATTATCTGGGCGAAATTAGAGATGGTTTTACTGAGTTAGAACCATTCGATTTTTGTAAGTGGGATGGCACAAAATGGGTATTAGATAGTGATACTAAAAATGAATGCATTATCAAAAATAATCAATCGTTGAAAAACGCATTACTCAATGAAGCAAATGAGAAAATAGCAATACTACTCGACGCTATTGATTTAGATATGGCTGAAGATGGTGATGAAGAAAAATTAAAGAATTGGAAAAAATATAGAATTTTGTTAACTCGTATCGACACATCAGATATAAATGTAATTTTCCCAACAAAACCGTAAAATGTAATTTATTTTCAAATATAGAAATACACGGCGTGGTTAATTATCAATTAATTTAAACAATAATTATCACGCGCCGCATCACTTTATCGGGCAAACAATACACTCTAATAACAAAGTAATGTAATATACTATTTTAATTTATAAAAATTTTAATGAAAACCTAAAACGCTCAAAGAAATGAAAGTTATTGAAAATGACTAGGATCCCCCCCCTTTCCTAAAAGGAAATAATAAAGATTATTCTCATGCATTCAAAAAAGCTAAACTAGCGTTATTATTTTTAGAATAAAATAGTTAAACTGTACTGATTGATTTTCATTAAACCTATTATACTAAATCAAATTAAAAACAATCAGCACACTTTATTTAAATAAAGTTTACTGAATTTTATTACCTTTTGCTGCAAGAATACGTTCAACTGTATCAACGATAGCTTGAGTTTGCGAATCAATTTCGATATTAACTCTATCCCCTACTTTTTTGGTACCCAAGGTTGTAATTGCTAATGTTTCAGGAATTAAATGAATATTAAAGCCGTTGTTATTAACTTCGCCAACAGTCAAACTTGCACCATCAACACCAATAAATCCTTTATATAAAACATATTTCATAAATTGCCTAGGAAGTTCTAAAGTTATTTGACAGTTAGTTGCTGTTTTTTTAATATTGGCAATTGTTGCCATACATGAAATATGACCAGACATAATATGTCCACCCACTTCATCGCCATATTTTGCACTACGTTCAATATTGACAAAATCATTAAGCTTTTTATTGCCTAAAGTTGTTAAAGCAAGCGTTTCTTGCATAATATCAAAGGAAACCCAATCCTGATCAAATCCAGTTACCGTCAAACAACAGCCGTCATTAGCTATAGAAGCACCAATTTGTAAATCTTGGGTTAAATGACAAGGTAATTTTATTTTGTAAGTTCGCAATTTATCTTGATCTAAAATATCAATAATTTGAGCAACGCCCTGAACAATACCTGTAAACAT